AGTAGTAAACAGATCCGAACATAAATTCTTGGGGTAAAGCCCCTTCACTCAGCTATAAAAACTTAAGTCAGACTAATAGGTGCCGCTATTAGATGGCATAATTCGTGTGGTCACCTGCTTTCTGACCACACCACCCACTTTCAACTTATATTAAAGGCTTGACCCTTCTTCTATAAGCAGGACTTTTACCAATGCCATTTTCACGGTCCATATCTTCTAGAGGTATTCCTTCATATTGCCAGAACTTGGGCCTGCCTGACATCAAGTTGTTAGCCATGTTACTAAAGAACCATTCCTTCTTGTACCTTTTAGTTTTCATGTACCTTGAGTCTCTCTTGGGGTTCTTTGAAAAGCACCAGACCAATGAGTGGTACACAACCAGCATTGAGTAATAAAGTGCTATTATTAAGAAAGGCATGCACAAGAAAATTATCATTTCTGCCTTGTGTTCTTTCCATACACATTTAAATGACTCAATAGTGCCACTATAATCACACCAATCAGTTCCCCTTAGGTTGTAAGTCAGTTTTTTCTCATCTTTCCATTGTGAGAAAACAGCACCATCTCTAATATTGTATTTGTCATTTGCTTTGAACAAGCTGAACTTTTGCCAATAGTTATCACTGACCAAGCAGCAGTCATGGCTGCATATTGCATTGGATAGCGAATCAACCATGACTTTCCCAGTGCATTTGTCAGTCACTGGTGAAACGTGCTCTACGTAATCTCCAATTGCATAGCTGTACACCATTCCCTTGATTTTAATCTTCTTCAACTCTAAATCATTAGTACCGTCTTCATTAAAGAAAGCTGTCATTTCATTGTTCAAGTGCTTGCATCTGGAGCCATGTCCTGTATTTATACAATTGATAGCTATAGGACCACCTCTGCTTGCTTCATAAACATTGTCATTGTCTATTATAAAATTTGAATAATGATAACCATTTTTGTATAATGAATTGAATTTGACTTTATAGTTGCAAGTGCTATCAAATATGTTCATCAAGTGTTTAATGGGCATCACGAAATTTCCAGATTTAGAATTGAACAGGAAATGTGTTGACTTGTTCCCTTCTCTGCTGACAGATACTTCATTCACCATATGCTCTTCAGTTGCCGATTCAAGCTCTTTTGTCTTCTTGCAAATGTCTATCAGCTTGGCCATTGTTTTCTTTTTAATTCCTTCATTGTCAATTATTGCCTTATATTTGGTTAATGTGATTTCTTTCGTTTTCCCTTCGGAGGTTGGGTCAGTGATTATACACCTTTCTTCGCATTGTATCAAGAAGAAAGACCTCATAATGTAGTTTCCAACTTTATTCTTTATTGAATGAATGATTGCCTCATTTGGAATACTGAGCAAGTTCTTCAAATCACTTATCCTATCATCCACATCAAGGCTTCCGTCTGATACAACTATCACTGAAACAGCATGATACTGTCCAGGTTTTCCAAATTTCTGTATTTCAAGGACATCATACCCGTCATATGCAGTTAGATGGTCTAAAATTTCAAAGACATAGTTATTGCTATTGTCAATGTTAGAAATCAGTTTTATTGTACTGTATCCAAATTTGTTTTTGTATCCAGACATTACAGTTTCTTTAATCCATGACAATTTGCCAGCTTTTGCCTTGTCCCACATTGCGACACAATCTGAGGTTCCTTTGATAGTTATGTTATCATATAGGTTGTCAATTAGTCCAACTATTGATGTTTTGCCATCCAATTTGTGGCTAACTGCATTTGAAGACCAAATCTTCCCATCAAATATTGTCGTTCCGTTCTGATTGTACATAGACCATTTCCTATTGAAAGGAGATATAGTGCAATATGACTCACATTTGACTTCTTTGATTGCATTTTGGGCAAATGAACTGCAAGTCAGGAAATCTATATCCTTTGTGACCTCATTGATCACAGACTTCTCATAAGTTGTGCTGTAAAATGTCCCCACATTACTTGCAATGTTGAAATACCCTATTTCTTGTGTCAAGACCTCTCTCTTTCGTGATGCCAATTTGTCGGTTATGAATGAATTGACTTCCTTCATCGCAGCAGAGCAGCAAAGAATGGTAAAAAACTTCCTAGTCAATTTGTAAATCATTGCTGCTATGACAAGAATAAATATTATTTCTACTGTTGTCAATACTACAGACACTGCAGTCATTGGCCAATTGCTTGTGAACAACTTCCAGAAGAAATCCTTGCATCTATCCACATACTCTTTATTGTCAACTTCGTTGTCATCTATCATCCCATCCTTAGGCTGCTTGTAATCTATGTCATTAGGGGTTGCACAATAGTCATTTGATCCAACACAGATGCTAGGTTTACCTTTCAAGTATCCGATGCTTTTGAACCCTACCATTTCTTCAACTGTTCCTGACTTGTGGACATAAACTTCTTTAGTCAACACATTTATGTCTTTTGACTCTATTTTAATGTTCTGAGGCTGGCCAACATAATCAAAGCCTATTGTGAAATATGAACCTGCAGCATATTGGAAATAAACCATTTTATTGATCTTCAAGTTTTTAATTTCATATTCTCTTGTATCAAATCCAATGTCCAGCCCATCTGATAATAAAGAAACCATTACTGTTGGCTTCATCAATGACACGAAGTTTAAATCCTCCATCCTAGGCAATCCAGAATTAGAAAGTTTTATGTTACCTAGGTTGTTTAGCATTTTTTGCTTATAAGTTTCCCTTATATCTTCCAATGAAGATACTGCATTCTCTAAGAACATGTCAGTCGGACTTGCGACTTTTACACAACAAGTGTCTCCTAGCATCAGACCATTTGGTTCTGAGCTATTGTTTTGCAAAAAATCTATTACTATTTTATCCTCTTGATGATCTGATTTCTTCATATTATAAATCTCAAAAATCTTTGATCTAAATTCTTCATTGGCATATCCCTTCACCTTAGCGACTCTGTAATTCTTTTCAGAACATGGGTAAATGAAATCATTGGACAGCAATGCTTTATCATAAAGCAGTTTGTCAATGTTGTTAAAGCTTGTCAATTGGAATTTACCTATACCTGTGTTTGAAATTGAACCAATATCCGGTGCGCTGTTTGACATGTAACACTTCGTATTGCTGACCTCTCCTATTGTTTTAAACAAACATGACATGTATGACCTCAAAGGACTTATTATAGTCCCAATTGGATTCACTTCCAATGCCAGGTTGTCTTTAATTTGCCATACTTGTGGCTGGTTGAAATCACCCGAAAATCTGAAATTATGCTCTACGTCTTCTATTAGAGCAGACATGGTGAAATCAAGGTTTACTTCATCATTTAGCTTATATGTAGCTATACCTCTGTCGAGTCTTATGACAATTGCTTTTTCTACACATGTAGTTAATGTCGTTAGCCAATAGTGGCCACATTTAATAGCATCAGTTGACAATGGACCTATATCAAAGGATTTTGATACTCTACTGGCATAGTCCCAATCTTTTCCTTTCTTACCTGATAGCATCACATCGGCAATGGTTGTGAAATCTTCATCACCGACACCATTTACACAATTGTCATATTTTTTGTTGTCATAATTTTTGAAATATATTCTATAATATATTTTGGTCATTGGTGTAGTGTACAAATAATTTGGTGTGATGTTGAAGTTCGTCTCTTTCATAAAGAAATCTATTGTCGTGTTCATCAACCCTGTGTGGGTGAGCTTGAATGAAACACCATACCCTTTGTCAACGATCATGTTGAAATTCTCTGACAATTTGGCCTTACATTTTGAATTCGTACAGCTTTCAGGCTTGATGTATATGTATTCAGGCTTCTTCTGATTGATAGAAGACAACTTGTTCAAATCTTTGAACCCGTAGTCTGAATCATGACTGTACAAATCTCTTAGATATTGCCCAGCACACAGGCTAAACAATGCGACTATTGTTATTAACTGCATACTTATTGTCTATCAATACAACTAAGTTTGCTAATTTAAATACGAATAATATGCCACCGACTATTAAAGTACACCTAGATATATAAGTAAACAAAATGATTAAAAATGTTAATATGCAGCTATAATTGTTTATCTTACAAATATCGAATCTTGATATCTTACAATAAGTGTCTGTTTTGAATACGACACAATTCTCCGTCACTTCCACTGTTTGGTTCAAATTGGAATATAAGAAGGCTAAATTCACAACTAGAAAAGCCAATACAGTAATGCTTATTGAGATAGTTAACTTAGACATTCACCTGGAATTAACAAATTGTATATGGATCTGTTTACTACT